CGTGTCCACTCGGTACCGTCTTTACTCGTCTCCACATAGAACCCTCTCGGTGTTCGGGTCATATCCCCTCCGACCCAGGATCCGAAGGACATGCCTTCCATTCGGATATATTCCTTCTTTAGATCGATCGTCATCGATTGGGGTAGCGTCGTGCTGCTCGTAAGACTCCAATAATGGTTATCCCCCGCACTTCCGTATTGAAAAGTAAACGGCGTCGTCGGATTGCCGAACAAGCTGCCTTCGGTTACCGTCACTTTCTTATATTTTGCAATGTTCGCGCTCCCCCCCGATTGACGCAGATGGCTGCGATCAAGACTTCCCTTCGCTACCTTCGCACTGTTGACGGCTCCATCGCCGATCTTCGAGTTTATTACAGCCGCGTCCGCGATTTTCTCCGTCGACACGGCAAGCGAAGCGATTCCTTCTCTGCCGATCTGAGGCGCATCGCCTGCTATTCCCGTATGACGATGCCCTTTCGTATCATGGAACAAAGCATCCGTCGCTTCAATATTCTCATTCTGCGCGATACGCCGGACCGTATCGCTCGCTTCAAACGTTTTTAGCCCGCTGGGCAATTTACGCATACATGACGCTCTCCTTTTCTATGGTTTCCACACCTCAAGTTGATCCCAGGTTTTATTCAGAGCCTCGAGTTCATTCCAAGTCAAATCCGCCGCATCCAGCTCATCCCAGCGCAAGTAGGTGAATAGATATTTGATATTCAAATGCGCCGGCGTAATCTCGCGTACCGTCCGCTTCACGTCCTCTATGTTCGCAGGGCTTCCCCGCGTTCCGATGAACGTCACGACCACTTCGTATTTGTCGAAATTCTCGAAAATATCGATTTGTCCGTTCTCGAAGGAATCCACGACATTTTTGATGGTGGCCAGTGTGACCGTTCCTGCGCCGCGGAGCTTCGACTTCACGACGGAACGTCTCTGATCGATTGGCTTCTTCTCGTCTACCGGAATCCCGCAAATTTCTTCCCATCTCGCCAGTCCCCAAGTGGCCGTATCGATAAAAAATTGATTCAACACGTCCTGCACATGCGCTTGAAATTGGATCAGCTCAATAGACTCACGTTCGGTTAAATTCTGTACGACTTTCGATTCCCCGTAATATCGGGGCAAATAATCCAGCATGTCGATCCCAATCTTCTCCACATTACGTAACAATGAAATTCACCGTCCCGGAAACCGCAACCTCGTCATCCACGATCTCCAAATTTTTGGCGACGCCGTTAATCGTCAATTCGCTGAAATCCGCGATCGCTTTGATGTTCAGCAGCAGTCCAAAAATCCGATTATAAGGAACAATAGGATGCTGAAAAGCAAGTTCTGCTAAATATGCCGTCAGCTCCTTCTCGAAGGCTGCTTTGACTTCACTGACCGTCGCTCCCGCTGCAAGCTTTATTTTGGCCGATACATGGATCGGAACCTCGCCTGCTGGATTAACGATGACGCGCGCGCCTACCGGACGGCGTTCCTTCACAGCGCGCTCGACTTCTCCCACCGTATCCAGATCAAGCGCTCGTTTATCGACGGATAATAATGACAAGGTTACTGTTCCGTTGCCATCGCGAACAGGAAACACTTTCACATCCCCGACGCCCCGGACTTCAAGCGCCCACTGCCGGTAATGCCAGACGTTCCCGCTCGTTGCCGGTCTGCGAGCGCGGTCCAAGTAACGTCCAAGCAACGATTCATCCGATTCGGTGTCTGCTCCGTTCGTGAAGGCTTTGGTATTGGTTACCGTCACGATACCGGATAAATTCCCGAGCACGAGCGTGATTCGCCCCTTACCGACGTTCCCGGATGCGCCGCCAACCTTCGCTTCTGCCCGTACCTCGGCTTTGCCGCCTACAATTACCCCGTCCTCTACCGTTACAAACACGATGGCCTGCTCTTCATCTGTCGCAACAGCCGTTCCGATCGGAATCACAAGTTCATTGTCACCCGTGAAAATCACTGTCCCTTGTGCCTTGACGCTAGGATGTCTCGTCACGCCAAACTCTGCGGCTCTTCGATCTAAATATTCCGATGGCTGATCGGGTCCTGCGAACCCGAATCGGAGCACGTTGTCCAGTTCAATATACGCATGGGCCAATTCAATCGCGGCGGGAGAGAGCATATCGAAGGTTATGGAGCCTTGTCGCTTATCTAGATTCTCCGGCGTTGCCGCCAGCATCCGCTGCAAAATCTCTGCTTTCGTCTGTGACTCGTACACGGTTAGAAGCTCACCTCCTGCTTGATGACCCCTTCATGGGTATGCACCGTAAAATTTGCAAAAATTTGATCATTGTCCCGCCGTATTTCAAATTCATCGACTACCTGAATGCGGTCATCGACGAGGAGCGCCTCTGTAATGACCCGTGCGATCTCTCGTTTTAATAGCTCATGCGAGATATCTTGGCCAAGCAGCGTCGTGAGCTCGCAGCCATAACTGCTGTTATAGATCAAGAACCGATAACGCGCTGTCTCGATCGCTTTGCGTATGAATTGCCGCACCGCCTCTTGCCCGTCGGTCATCCGCCCTGCAAACTCACCAGTATCAAAATCGAAGGCATACGTTCTGGAGGGCGATGGGCTTGCCTTGACCACGGTAAAACGTTCTTCCTGTTTCTGCAGTGGAGATAATGCCATTAGTACATCACCGCCCGATCCAGAATGAGATAGGTCTGACCTTGCTGAATGCCCGCGACAAGCACGCGGTCCCCCTCCTTCAATTCGTCAACGAATTCCAGTTGCGCATCTTTGAGGGTAAACTTGGCTGACTTCATTGACAGGTTACCGAAAGTCGCGGCACCTGTTCCCGCAACATTGCCTACCATCACTTTGACTTCATTCGTCGATGAAACACTGCTCGACGACATCTCCGCACTGCTATCACTCGTAATATTGATCGTCCGTGTATGCTTCGTTAACGACTGGGCGACGATCAAATCGTCCTTTTCCAGTTCAATATTCATATGGTCCACCTTAATTTTCAGCTTAGGAGGCGCAGAAGTGACCGTGGCCAGCTCAATCGATACGTCTGTATTGTAGCCGATGGCCCGAATCAGCTGGACCAGCTGACTGGCACCCGAGCCTTCAATCCTTTCCATAACCTAGCCCCCCTTCGTTTCTTTATATTCCATCTTCGGAATATCGTCGGTGGCCGACAGCGTGAGCGACATCGTGTGGCTGCCTTTCTCGAAGCGATGGTCATCCGCCGATACATAGTAGCCGCCCAATATGCCTGTCACTGACTCTTTCACGTAGACAGCCAATCCCGAGACGACTTCATGAATCCCGAGACATTCGATCCTCGCTTCATCGTCGATCGTCGCCAGATCCTTCAGCAGCTGCTTCGCCCGCTGCTCCATCTGCGACTTCGTCATGCTGCCGTCTGGCTTCTCCAGATGCTGCATGATGCCGTATCGTTTGATTAACTCACTGTCTTTGGCATTCGCCGCTATCTCTTTCTTCTTCGCATCGCCGCCAATCACTTTCACCAGCGTCTTCGTATCTTCAATCGACTGGGAATAGCTCGCGCCGAGCACGTTCACGCCATTCTCCAGCACCCACTGCACCTTCTGCTCCTTGCGCGGGAGAAGCTGCAGCTTCCCTTCCTTCGAGGTGATATAGAAAGCCTCGCCATTCTGCTTCTGCGATTCCGTTAGCGCCATCACCATCATCTCGAACAGCGTTTTCTCGCGGAACACGAGCTTCGGAATGACGAAGCCCGTATCTTCAATCTTGCCGATCGAGATAGAGAACTCATTACATAACCGTTTGATCACCGCAGACGCGGTCTGATTGCGAAAGATTTTGGTGTCTTTATTTTTGGTCAAATAGATGTTCTCGTCGTAAGCCGTCAGCGTCATCTGTCCGTCTGAGTTGATCGAGTCCGCGAACAGAATGCCGCGGAACAGTTCCACCTTCTCATCCAGCATGAGCCGCAGCTCGCTTCCTTTCTCGAAGGTCATGAACAGATCGCGCTTATTGTCTGTATTCGATAAGTCGACCACAAGCTTCCGGGAGGCTTGCTTAATATCCCCGGACCATTGCACGGATTTGATAATCGGATCGAGATAGATCGATTGCTCCTTATCCTTATAGATCACATTCCAATTCATGCAGGAATCACCAGCTTCTGTCCGGGAA